ATCTAAAAAACCATGAAAACACTGCTCGCAAAATTGAAAGAACCTTCCACGTTTCGCGGCCTCGCAATCCTTGGCGGCGTCCTAGGCGTGGCTTTAGAACCGTCGAAATGGGATGCCATCGGCACGGCAGTTGCGGCAATAATCGGGATCATCGAAGTTTTCCGCAAAGAAAAATGACTGCGAAAAAAATTGCGCTGTGGATGATCATTTTCTCGTTCGCTTGCGCGACGATGGCATTGCTGACCTCCTGCGCTGGGTTTAACAATCCGTCGGTCTGTTTGAAAACGGATTACGGAACATTCTGCTACGAATTGCCGGACATCCAAGGCTTGAAAAAATGACCTTCGACGAGCGAAGCGAGATAAACCTAGCGACGCTCCACCCTACGATGCAGAAGGTCATGAGAGCCTTTCTAGGAGCGGCAAAGGGTATCGCCGCAAAAACTGGATATGATGTTAAAATTATTAGCGGCACTCGATCTTACTTGGAACAAGATGCGCTCTACGCCAAGGGGCGAACATCGCCAGGGAAAAAAGTCACGAACGCCGCCGCCGGTCACAGCAATCACAATTTCGGAATCGCTGCCGACATCGGAATTTTTAAAGGCCGCGAATACCTAGGAGAGCATCCGCTCTACCGCGAACTCGGCGTTCTCGGCAAATCGCTCGGAATGGAGTGGGGTGGCGACTGGAAATTTGTTGACGAACCGCACTATCAGCTACGTCCGCATTGGGCTATTGGAATGACCGAGCGCGATATGCTCGCCAATTTACGCAACCGAGTATCCAAAAAAATCGACATCCTCGCTTGAAAAAAAACAAACAACCAACGGTTGAATCGGAGCGAATAGAAGCACTCGCAGAAGCGAAGCGCATCCTGTCGGAGCATTACGACTGCGGACTTGCAATTGTTAGTTGGGAACAGGCAGGCGAGACGATGCACGGTGAGTTTGTGTTCGGAAACAAATTTGCCGTCGAGGGACTCGCGAGCGATTCTTTCAACATTTTATTTCCAGACGACGAAGAAGAAGAAAAAGAAGAGGAGGAAGACGAAGAAGCATGAAACTAACACTTGAATTTGACGAAACGGAACGATACGAGCACGAGGTAGCCTGCAAGGGGCTTGATATTCTAATCCTACTTGACGACATCGATCAGGAACTTCGATCCGCTTTAAAGCACGAATGCGGCGAGTTCGCAAAGCTCGAGGTAGAAACGATGGAGACTATTCGCTCTTGGATTTGGGAACAGCGTAGCAAACGAAACATTCCAGAGCTTACATGAAGGGATGGAAAAAATGGATGGCGGTAGGATGCTCTCACGGCGACCAGATCGACCCAGAGGCACGCAAGGCCGTCCTTGGGTTTAAGGAACGCTGGAAACCAGACACGACCATCATGCTTGGCGACTTCCTAGACCTTGCCGCGTTCCGCTCCGGTGCGGTGAACGATCCCAACTCAGCCGATCGCGCAGCCAGCGTCAGCGACGATCTTTCTGCCGGTATTGATTTCCTCTACGAACTCCGACCCCAGCACATCCTCTTCGGGAACCACGAAGCGCGGCTCTACAAGCTCGCCGCCTCGCCAAACGCGCTTGCGGCTCACGCCGCTACGCTGACCATCCAAGCCATCGAGAAGAGCGCGAAGGAACTCAAGGCGCGGCTCTATCCGTATCACATTCGATCCTTTTACGAGCTAGGTGGAACCAAGTTCCTGCACGGATATATGTTCAACGTGCAGGCCATCCGCGACCATGCGGAGACATACGGCCAATGCGTCATAGCGCATCTTCACCGCGTAGGCTGGGAACGCGCTCGCACGCTCGACGGCGCGAGTGGCTATTGCGTCGGAATGCTAGCGCGTTTCGATATGGAATACGCTTCTACGCGCCGAGCAACATTCGCATGGTCGCAGGGTTTTGCGTATGGGTATTACAAAGACAATTCGATCACCGTAAATTTATGCGAACGAAAAATCAATCATCCGTGGCTTCTGCCGATCTGAACAAAGCCTGGAGTGCTTTTTTCGAGGATGTCGCAGTTTGCGACCCCGCCGAAATGAAAAAGGATGGCTGGATGACCAACGCCGAAATTTCCGAAGAGTCAAAGCTCGAAGGCGAAGCAGGAAGGCAGCTCGCAGAAATCGCCTATCGCCGTGGTGTCCTAGAAAAAAAAGTTGCCAAAATTCTTATCAATGGACGACGATGGAATGTGAATTTTTATCGCCCTCTTGTTAAGCAGTAAAACCAATCGGAACCGCTCTGGCATTGGTTGTGCGCGTTTGTAAAGATTTTTTTCTAAATTTATTTTTACACTTCGTGAAAATTTTTCTTTTCATCTTTTCGGAGATGAAAGAAGGTTTGCACATCGAACGAGGGATGAACCCTCCGACGAGGAACCAAAAATAGAAAACCAAAAATGAAAATTAAAGAACTCGAAATCGGAACAAAGTATCAAAAATCAGATGACTCAAGCATCTGGATCAAAACTGGCAAGACCGTTTCAAAAAGATTCGGGACTACTCAACCCTCACTTCGCCACGACCTACGAATCAACTGCGTTGTCGTTAAGTAATTTTTATATATGGAACCACTAACATTCTTGGCACTATTCGCTATCTGCACAACCTGTGCCTTCATTGCCGGTTATTTGATCGGCAACATCAAGGCGACGACCCGCGCCGAGGAGATGCGCCGGTGGTGGCGCGAACGGGAGAGACGCAACGGGCAATGTTAAAGGATGAGGATCAACTCGAAATCGAAAATATGTTTATTCGCAGCCTAGCTTGCGCGTTAATTGGTCAAGCGGTCGAAGATTCACGGCATAACAAGACGTATAAAAGCGAATACGCCAATGCGTATGCTGCTGAGAATCGCAAGACTTCACGAATTTTCCTAAATTCCAAAGCATTTCTTCAAATTTGCGAGGCACTTAATTTGCCAGCCGACAAAATTAGAACCAGAGCCAATGCACCTCGCGATTGACCCAGGCACAACGCACAGCGCGTTTGTGCAGTTTCACAACGGCAAGATCGTTGACCACGGCCACATTCCCAACGAGGAGATGCGACAAGTTCTCATCGGTCGGGAGTATACAAGGTGCGCTATCGAGATGATCGCTAGCTACGGCATGGCAGTCGGAGCTTCGACATTCGAGACCTGTGTCTGGATCGGACGATTCATCGAGGTTGCACGGGTTGACATCGAGTTAATCTTTCGCAAAGACATAAAACTTTTTCTCTGTGGAACGATGCGAGCCAAGGACGCGAACATTCGCCAAGCCTTGATCGACAAGATCGGGCCGCAGGGAACAAAGGCCCAGCCGGGGCCAACCTACGGCATAAAATCCCATTCTTGGGCGGCACTCGCTGTAGCCGTTTATGCAGCATACAACAAAGGAAAATAAAAAATGAAAATAACAAAAGGAAAACAACAACGCGCCCAGCGCGTAGTTCTTTACGGCGTGGAGTCCGTAGGCAAAAGCACATTCGCGGCCAAGTTCCCGAAGCCGCTATTCCTTGACATCGAGCAAGGCACTAGCCACCTCGACGTTGACCGCTGTGAGATCAACAATTGGAAGCAGTTAACGGATGCGTTAACCGAGGCCAAGTCGACCGACTACAAAACCATCGTAATCGACAGCGCGGATTGGGCAGAACGCCTTTGCGTTGAAGACCTGCTCGCCACCAGCAAAAAGACAAGCATCGAAGACTTTGGATTCGGCAAGGGCTGGGTTATGGTAGCCGAGCGCATGAGCCGTATGCTGTCATCCATTGACCAACTCATCGACGCAGGCAAGAACGTGGTTCTTATCGCGCACTCGAAAATAGTGCGCTTTGAAGCACCGGATGCACTCGCCGCATACGACCGCTACGAATTGAAGTTGAGCAAGCAAAGCTCGCCGCTACTCAAAGAGTTTGCAGACGAGCTTTGGTTCTTGCGTTTCAAAACCAAGGTATCGACAAGCGACAGCGGCAAGGGGAAGGGCATCGGCGGAAAGGAACGCATCTTGTTAACCACGCACTCAGCAGCCTACGACGCGAAGACCCGTAGCGGACTTGCAGAGGAGTTGCCGCTTGAGTGGGCATCGGTCGCTCACTTGTTCGAGGCCGTTGCAACTCCGAACCATATCGTTAAAGCCGACGAAATGGTCGGATGGCAATCACGGCTCGCAGAGCACGAAGGAGCGGTGAATCAGTTCCTTATCGGGCGCGGCGTCCTTACGAGCGAGCAGACGTGGCGTGACTGCGCACCAGAGTATCTGGAGCGCGTTGCGCTTCGCGTCGATCAGTTCGTCAATACGGCTATCGAGTGGAGGGCCGCAAACAAATGAGTAAGGAAATATCACCATCCTCCCTGCCCAAGCTCGCCGAATGCGCTCTCTTCGAGGGCGCAGGCGGCACAAGCGCGGCAGCAGAGCGCGGCACAGCTATCGACCTTGCGATCCGCAACTGCATATCGGCAGAACATGACGTTGCAATCATAGGCGAAGACGCAGGTGCAATCGCCTACGGCGTCGAGGAACTGACGCGCCTTGCAAAAGGATCGTTCGTGGAGACACGCGAGGAGTATCTCGCGATGGCAGTCCCTGGACTATCCAAGCTCGGCACAGCTGACGCAGTCTGCAAGGCCGAGAAGTGGGTTGCAGACATCAAGACAGGCCAGTTACGCAATTACAGAGATCAGCTTCAGGCATACTCATTGGCTTGCATGGAAGATAATTTCATGACTAGCTGGACAGCACACGTTGTATACGTCGATCAAAAGCTAATCCGCAGCTACGACTTCACCTACGAGGAAGCAATGCAAGGCACGCAGCGCACTATCTATCGCGCAACACACGCTGAGTCTCAACCGACGCCTTGCGAGTATTGCAGCTGGTGCAAGCATTACAACAACTGCAACGCCATCGTGCGACAGGCTGAAAGCGCAATCGCTCTTATTCCTGATTCGACCGGCAACAGCATAGAGGCGATAAAGGAGCGCATCCTTTCAACGCCCGAAACTCTCGGAGCATTCGCGAAAGAGTGGAAGCTCGCAGAAAAAGAGATCGCCGAGCCGGTGCTTGGTCACCTTAAAACGAGACTCGAAAACGGAGACGAAGTGGCAGGATGGAAACTGACCAGCATGAGCGGACGCAAGTTCGTGGAAGCTGACGCTATCGCTAAAGCCTCTGAAGGTATCACGAAAGAGACATTGATACTCGCGCTTGGCGGGAAGATGTCCGAGAAAAATTATCTGGAACTCTGCGCCAACAACGGCGTAGAGCCAGACACAACGGCGATCAAGGCGGGATCACCGACAACGCAGTTACGCCAAACAAAAATAAAATAGAAAACACAAAATGCCAACATACACAGCAAGTGAACCGAAACAAGCGGCCATCTACTTCGTAGAGCCGGGAACATACGAAGTTGAAATTATCAAAGCCGTCGAGAAGACGAGCCAAGCAGGAAACCCAACCATTAAGCTCGACGTAGCCGTCCTACTTGACAACGGCACGACAGGCCCGACGATGTGGGAGCACTTAACGTTCACGCCGAAAGCGGCGTGGAAAGTGGATCAAGTGCTGTCCAGCATCGGGCGCGCAGTCATACCAGGCGAAGACGTCACGGTCGAAGCAGAAGACTTGATCGGCGAAAAAGGCGTCTGCGTCCTCGGCGTAGAGGCAGGGCAGACCAATCCAGAGCACCAATTCAACTGCGTCGAGCGGTGGTTGTTCGGAGATGAAAAAGCCAAGTGGCTAGGCAACCGGCGCAAGCCAGCGGCCAAGACAGACGCGCACATCGCCGCCAAAAGCAACGGCTATGTTGCGCAAAAAGAAACCGACGATATCCCGTTTTAATAGGTGAACGGAACTCTCTCGCTCCGGTTGGTCATTTGCATGAATGAATGTCCTATTGGCCTACGCCTTGAAAGGGGCGATCCTATGCCAGTATATCAGCACACATACGACGACACACCGGAGGGGAGAGCACTCGCGGAACATGACCTAGAAAAAATCAAAATTTATGTTGAGCGGCATTCGCTTTCAAAAAAAGGACGCAGATGAATAATCAAGAATGGCGAGGCTATCCGCTCCGGTGTTGGCCGAACCATCAAGACGATTGCTATCGTTGGGATTGGGAAATCCAGATTGACGGAAAGTGGATTGAGGTTGTTACTCAGTCCACGCGATGGATCGAGGAGGAGGCCGACGAGGTCTTGCAGCGGTATTTAAAGAAGAAAAAACATGATCCTCTCGCCTGACTTCTGCGACCACTACAAGACGAAAATCCTTCTACGCCTAGCCGGTCACGCAGGTGTGTTTTCGCTCTTGAAACTCTGGTCGCAATGCCAATTCCGTAAGTCCGAGCGGATCGAAAAACCAGCTGACATCATCGCGGCAATCGCCGATTGGGAAGGCGATCCAATGCAACTCGAAAATGCACTCGTAGAAAGTGGCTATGCAAGGCGCGAAGACGATGCGCTTGTGCTGCACCAATGGCAGGATCAAAACAAGAAATTGTTCGCAAATTATCGCAACGGAAAAAAAGGAGGCCGTCCGAAAAGCGACACTCCGAAGCCTGCAAAAAAACCGTCAGGAATGCGTCTGTAAATAACCCAAACGAAACCCAAACGAAACCCAAATGAAACCCAACACAAACCATGTCAGTCCTAGATAGATAGAATATCTATCTTCTAACGAAGATAGATAGGCTTCGCCTCTCTCGCTTAAGGCGAGAGGCGAGCCA